CTTGTACAGTATGTGTGAAAGATAGTCATTTATTTTAATATTTTGCATATACTGTACTATCAAATATAAAGGAGTTGTCTAAAATGTTATCTAAAATCAGCAAGACCGTACTAGCAATAACATTGGCAGGAGGTTTAATAGGTTGTACCCAGAAGGCAGAGAAGCCAGTAGAACAGCCTAAAGTAGAACAGAAAGAAGAGAAGCCGAAGGTTGATTTGGTGGAAGTACAGAAGCAGAGAGAGCTTAATTATTTAAATGCAGTCTCTAATTCTACGACTAATTCTGGAAAGGTTGCAAGAGAAATCGGTGCATTGTTCCAAAAAGCATCGTTACACCCACAGTTAATAGCGCATCCAGATTGGAAAGCTGATTTAGAAAATGAGTATAACAAAATTCAAGCAGATTATGATTCAGTAAAAAGATATTCTGATGTGCCAGAAAAGTACAATCGTAGCCATTCATTAATGTTGCAAAGTTACGATACTTTTATGCAGAGTAAAGTGAAAATTTTTGAAGCAATGAATGAAGTAAATGCAGATAAACTGCAAGAAGGATTGGATTTAGTTGGTAAAAGTACAGAATTAATGAACCAGTCGAGCGCAGAGCTTTCAAGGGTTTCTACGCAAAAATAATTGACAAGCAACAAAATTAATGATATAATTTGTCTTATAAAGAAGCATATGAGGTCATGTTCGAAAAGCATGTCAATAGAGGTACTTTTCGATATGCTAAAATCTTGATAAAAGTCATGTTTTATAAAGTCTTAAACCCACTCAAAAGTGTCTCTATAAAGGACATTTGACACGATTCGACAAAACTGATAAAATTTAATCGAATGAAAATGTGCATAAAACTATCCAAGAGTGGGTATAACTATAGTAAGACTTATAAAACAGGGAGTGATTTTGGTGATGACTATGACAAACACAAATAGTAATTCCATATTTGATAAAGACGGACTGAAAGAACAATTTCTAAGTGAAATTAATGAAGGTACTGTTTTCAGCTACGAACGAATCTTTAAATACACTGCTAAACATGAGGAAGCTTTGGATAAAGACGTTAGGTTGTTTACTTTCAGTGAACTAGAAACTGTTATGTATGCCTTCAAATCAAATAATAGAAATACTGTGGAAACTTATGCTCGTATTATTTCTAGCTACTTAAACTGGTGCGTAAAGCATGGACACATTAAACATAATGAACTTGCTGTACTCAAACCTACAGATTTTGAAAAGTATTTAACTAATGAAGAAGTTTATACTACTGAAAAAGGTCTTAGAAGATACGAAGACAGATGTGCAAACTATCAAGATTCAGTAATCTTACGACTTTCATTTGTAGGAGTTGGCGGTAAACAAATGAGCGAAATCCGCAACTTAAAAGTAGAAGATGTTGATTTTGAAAATAAACGCCTGCACCTTGTAAATACTTTAAAAGAAGATGACAATGGTTTTCCAGTTAAATTTACAGAAAGATTTTTAGATGTTGACGACAGAACTTTAGAATTAATCCAAGGGGCAATTGCTCAAAAAACTTATATGAAGAAGAATGGTGAAATGGTTGCACAGGACAGAATCAGAAAATACACTGACCTTGCTAGTAATGACTATATAATCAGAGCTTCTTTAACTAAGATTGAGAAAAGCCTTAATGCACCAGTAGATAAATTCGTAGTATATAGAAGAATGAAAAATATGGCAGAAGCTTTAGGATTCGATAAGCTTACAGCTAAATACGTACAAAGAAGCGGTATGATGTACTTTGCGAATGAGCTTATTAAAGGTAATAACGAGTTATCTTTGGACGACATCAAGATTGTAGCAGACCGATACAATATGAAGTCTTATCACAATCTGAAAGGATTCCTTGATTTACAGCACATTCGACAAACATATCCGCAACAATAAGAGAGGATGAGAAGAATGTCAAGAGTAGTAGAGCATAAAAAGGATATTAAGTTGAATAGAGAGAAACTGCATAAGATTTTAGAGAGCCAGAAAATGGAGTATATTGAGCTTCATAACAAGGTTTCCACGAAGTTTGGATTAGATTTACAGTACAAAGGATTTATGAGCTTAATGTCAAATAAATCCAGTTGGAAATTGCTGTACGCACATGCGATTGCAGATGTCTTAAACATTAATTATAATGATATATTCGAAATTGTAGATGTTAAAAAATAATTAAAGGAGGTGATGCAAAAAAGCTTGTACGTAAAACGATTACATGTTACAATAACGTTACAAGGTAAGGGCGCGGAAAGCAAACGACACTTGATAACAAAATAAGGGAGAGTGGATGCATGGTGGCTAATTCAATCGAAGGATTTATAAAGTCACTTGATTTACCGCAAGAGTCAACAGTTTTGTTTCAAACGATTGGCGACTGCCATTCGTTTTACATAGCGAATTACGGTAGAAATGCTTGCGTAATTGATGATATTCTGGATTATAGAGAAACAAAACTGGAATCATCCGACATAACACTTGAAATGTTTATCGAAATGTGCACCACTAAGGGAACTAAAACAGCATTTCAAGAGACATTCTTGCAGTATTTGCATGAAGAGGATGTCGTCTTCATTAACGAGAAGTTGTCAAGCGGTTTCATTACGAAAGAAAGCATCTATAGACAATTTAAAATGAATCCAAATAAAAATATTTTAAGTTATGTACTATAGTTAGTTGACAAACGATAAAGTTAATGATATAATTAGTATTGTTGATGGGGAAAGAGTTAAAAATTCTTTTCCTTCACCATAAAAGCAAAAAATAATTACATAATTGGGGGAAATAAGTTTATGACAAACGAGTTAAAACAAACGAAGAACAGCTTTAAATTAATTGGAAAGGTTACAGGTATCGACAAGGAGCACGCATTTAAAGAAGACAGTGCTACAAAAGGTAAAATGATTGGGCAAACTTATCGTGCACTACGATTCGGTGTAAAGACATCTGAAACTAATACAATCAATGTTGAGATGTTTGACTTTGAACCAGAAGAAGTTTTCATGTGGAATAGCGATAAGAAAAAGAAGGACAAGGGTTACAAAGGTGACCGTATTCCATTCGCTCAATGGGAAGATGAGCAAGAACAACTTCGTGAAGATGGTTATGCAGTATTACAAACAAGAATTGGCTTAAATTATGGTGAAGATGGAAAATTAGTGAGCAAAGGTTTACCAAGCTTCGTAGCTTCTAAAGAAATCTTTGAGAAGCTTGACAATGGCGATAGCGTAGTTGTTGAGGGCGAAGTACGATACGGTCATTACGAAGACCGAGAAGGTAAAACAAAAGAGAAAAAGACATATTCTATTAAGAAAGTCTTCCGCTTAAAAGATATTGATTTCGAAGATGAGAAATTCGAAGAAGTTACATACTTTGAGCAAGAAATGGTATTCGTAGATGCAATGATTGAAGCAAAAGAAGGCAAAGCATTCGTTACAGCACGTCACATTAACTACAACAAATCATTCCATGATACACAGATGGAGATTGTATTTAAAGACGAAGAAGGCAATGTAGATGCAGGAATGAAAAAATTAGCTGATGCATTTGCTAAGAAGATTAAATTCGGTGACCTTTTAACTGTACGTGGTAACGCATTAAATCGTGTTATTGTTGAAGAGGTTGCAGGAGAAGAAGAGGAAGAAGAAGATTTCACAAATCTTTTAGGTGGTAAATCTAAGCCTAAACATGCACAGTCATTCGTTTCTCGTACATATATCAGTGCAATGCAAATCGAAGGTGTAGATGCTTGGGACAAGAAGGTTTACACAGAAGAAGATTTCGAAGAAGCTAAAAAAGCAAGTGAGCTATTAACTAAAAAGAAAGACGATGAGCTTTCTGATTTAGGTGGAAGACCTAAGAAAAACGACAATCCATTCGGTGGAGATGAAGTTGACTTAGAGGGTGCTGTTGACGAAGATGACTTACCATTCTAATTTAAACTAGAGCTTGATAAACATCAAAGATAATGATATAATAATATCGTATCAAACCTTACAACATGAGAACGTAGGGGCTAAAATACTAAAATAGTAAGAAAGCTCCCTTACTTGCATTTTATATGCGAGAAAAGGGGAAAATAAATGTCATTTTTAAAAACGTTGAAAGCAAATAAACCAGTAGCATCTCTTGAAGGGTATTTCATGGCAATGTTAGCACCAAGTAAATTCGGTAAAACAACTTGGTCAATCGACACTGTACGTGAGCACTACAATGGTGATATGGATAAAGCGTTACTTTTAGCGACAGAGATTGGTTACAAAACTATGGATGGTGTATTCGCTATTCCAGTAACAGGTTTCGACTTCGCAGAGGACGATAATGACGAAGAACAAAAAGGATTCATTGAAGTAGTAGATGAGTTAGTTGATAATAAAGATGAAATTCCATTCCGATTCATTATCATTGATACAATCACTGCTTTAGAGCGTTACGCTGTAGCGTATGCAATCCGAAAAGCAAATCGTGATGACCAACCACAGAAACGTTACACTGACATTTCAGATATCCCTTGGGGTAAAGGTTACACGTTGGTTGCAGAGCACATCTACCAACAAATTGACCGTCTGAAAAAAGCAGGATTCGGTGTATTAGTAATCGGTCACTCTAAAAACAAGAAAATCAAAAATCGTGATGGTTATGAATTTGATTACACTGGATTAAACGTTTTAGGTAAAACATCGGATATCATTGAGCGTGAAGCTGATATGATTATGTACGGTGACATCATGGTTAAAGAAGGCAAAGATGGTAAGCCAGAAACAACACGTGTGTTACGATTCCGTAGTGATGGCAATATCTTATGTGGTACTCGTTTCCGTAACTTCCCTGCTGAAATTAGCAATGACCCAAAAGAATTTTTAGCAGAGTTTAAGAAGGCTGTGGAAGGCTCTTCTATCTCTAAAGTCGAGAAGGTCAAGGAAGTTGTGAAAGAGGTTGCAAAAGAAGACCCAGTACAAGAAGATGTGGCTATGGAGCAGACAGCAGTAGAAACGGTTGAAGAACCAGAAGTAACTGTTGACTCTGTGAAAGCAGAAATCGCTTCACTTGTAGCTAATATGGAAGTAGCAACTAAGCGTGAATGTGCAACAGAATTTAAAGAGGTTTTAGGTCAAGCGGATTACCGCAAATCAAACGACTTAGATGCTTTACAAAAAGCATTAGCGTTTGTTAAATCTCTAGCTTAATACATAAAGGAGTTTGGTAGGTTAAGAGTTTTAACCTACCAAATCTCGTAATAAGGCTAAACTAGGAGGAAATATGAATAAAAATTATATTATAGGTGGAGTGATGACAGTCAATTTAATGCTGACAATAGGCGTAGGTGCTTATTCTTACAGCACAATTGACAGAAAGAATGCGGAAATCAGTGATAGCAATAAGACTATCAAAAAATTGAATGATAACAATGCTGATAAGGACAACCGTATTAAGAATATCCAATCTCAATTGGATGAGTTAGACAAGAAATTTAAAGAGTCAGAGAAAGTAAAATCCGAACAGGAGAACACTATCAATGAACAGTCCAAGAAGATAGAGGAACAACATTCAACTGTTGAAGGCTATCAGCAAAAAATCCAAGAATTGGAAAAGGAATTAAGTTTTAAAAAACAAAAGAAAGGAAGTGATGTGAAAAAGGAA